GTCGGTGCAGCTAATTACGGAAAAAGTAAAAAGAAAAAAGATGGTGGTCTTTTGTCTGCTATCAAAAGAGTCAAAGATGAAACCATGTCCGCTAGAGATGGCAAAGCTGTTAAAATGACTAAAAGAAAATCTAAAAATAAAAATATAGCACGAGGTTGCGGTGCTATAATGTCAGGTAGAAGAAAAAAGACGAAGTACTCATAATGGCAGTTAGAAAAACAAAAGCTGGTTTAGCACTTAAAAGATGGTTCAAAGAAGATTGGAAAGATCAAAGAACTGGAAAAAAGTGTGGAAGACAAAAAGGAGAGAAGAGAGGCACACCCTATTGCAGACCAACAAAACGTATTTCAAAGAAGACACCAAAAACAGCATCAGAGATGACAGCGACTGAAAAACGTAGTAGGATAGCACAGAAGAAAAGATTGGGGCAACCAGCAGGTGCTCCTAGAAGAGTTAAATCACTTAAAAGAAGGAAAAAATAATGGGAAAACTTAATCCAGGATTAAAAGCATTTTTAGATAAAAAAAAGAAAAATAAGAAGCCTGTTAAAAAAATGGGTGGTGGAGCTAACATGATGAAAAAACCCGTGAAAGCAAAAATGGGTAAAATGATGAATGGTAAAAAGAAATAAATGGCAACTTCAAACTCAAGAGATTTTGATTTAGATGTAGGAGAACTCATAGAAGAGGCATACGAAAGATGTGGCTTAGAAATGAGAACTGGTTATGATGCTAAAACAGCCAGACGTTCTTTAAACCTTATGTTTGCTGACTGGGCAAATCGTGGTTTAAATTTATGGACAGTAACACAAGATACTAAATCCATAACGTCTGGCACAGCAACTTATTCTTTTGATGCCACTCACGTTGATCTTTTAGAAGTTGTTTTGAGAAATAGTAGTAATACAGATTTTACTCTGACTCAGATGAGTAGAAATGAGTATCTGACTATTCCAAATAAAGGAGCTACAGGACAACCAAGTCAATACTTTTTTGACAGACAGGTGACACCTACAATAACTCTATGGTCTACACCAGACACCTCTTATACTCTTGTTTATTATTATGTAAGACGTATTCAAGATGCAGATGCTTTGATAAACACAACTGATGCACCTTTTAGATTTCTACCATGTGCAGTTGCAGGACTAGCTTATTATCTAGCGATGAAGAAAGCACCAGATAGAATACAGTTATTGAAAGCTGTTTATGAAGAAGAGTTCCAACGAGCAGCAGCCGAGGATGCTAACAGCACTCCTTTAAAACTAACACCCACTATGAGTTATTATACATATTGATATGGCTAGGTACGCAACAGGAAAAAGATCATGGGGGTATTCAGACCGATCAGGTTTTCGTTATCGTTTGCGAGACATGATAAAAGAATGGAATGGTCTGAAAGTTGGAAGAGATGAATACGAAGAAAAACATCCACAGTTAGAGCCTAATCATCCTGGTCCAGATCCAACAGCATTATTCGAACCAAGACCAGACAGAAGAACAGAAGTGACTGTAGAGAATCTTCTTGGTTTAAATCCTTTTTTATCTACAGCCAGTAGTGCAGTAATAACTGTATTTGAGCCTTCTCATGGTAGATCCACAAGTGATACTGTTAGATTTAGAAATGTAAATGGTTTTGATGGATTTACAAGTGCCACTCTTGAAAATAGTAGTGGTTATACTATAACTAAAGTTGATGATAATAAATATACTTTCTCTGCTAGTAGTGGCACTGCAACTACTGGTGGATTAAGAGGTGGTGGTGGTAGAGTTACCGCTGGCCCAGTTACATTGGGGACATAAATGAGTTTTACAAAAGCAACATTAACAACAGCGATACAAGATTATACTGATAATTCAGAAACAACTTTTGTTAACAATATACCTAATTTTATAAAAGCCTCTGAAGAAAAAATACTTAAAAGCGTAGATCTAGATTATTTTAGAAAAAATGTTACGAGTGCGTTAACATCATCAGACGAGTTTCTTACAGTGCCCTCTGATTATTTAGCATCATTTTCTTTACAGATAACTACATCTGGATCTGAAAGTTTTTTACTACAGAAAGATGTAAATTTTTTGAGAGAGTACACACCAGCTTCAACAACAACTGGACTACCAAAATACTATGCTAGGTTCGATGAGGATAACTTTATTCTAGCACCTACACCAAATAGTAATTATACAATACAATTAAATTATTTCTACAGACCAGCTAGTTTAACGGCAGGTTCTGATAGTGGTACAACATGGGTTAGTACTAATGCACCTTTTGCTTTACTTTACGGATCTCTTGTAGAGGCTTATACTTTTATGAAAGGTGAGCCAGATGTGATACAAAACTATAATGGATTGTTTGCACAATATTTAGAAAGAGTAAAAGATCTTGGAGAGGCAAGAGAAAACACAGATGGTTATAGAGTTGGTCTGCCATCGAGACCGAGAACATAGGAGTAGAAAATGGCAACAGCAAATGCAGCTACCAATTATCTAGAGAGAAGAATATTACATTTCTTATTTAAAAATAACTCTCTTAGTTTTTCATCACCTGGTGATAGTATTTATGTAGGACTTGCAACGGCAGTAAGTGCGGCAGAAACTGGATCATTAACAGAAGCTACGTTTACAAACTATGCAAGACAACAAGTTACTGCGTCAAATTGGACTACAATAGGTGCAGATTCAACAGACACACAAACTGCAAAAAACGCAGCTAACATAGAGTTTCCAGCTTCTGGTGGCACAAGCAATACGATAACTCATGTATTCCTTGCAGACGCATCTAGTGGTGGTAACATACTTTTTGTTGGTGCATTAGATGCAAGTAAGACAATAGCCAGTGGTGATATATTTAGAATTAATGCGGATAACTTAACAATAGAATTGAAGTAATGGCACTTGTACTTAACGACAGAGTAAAAGAAACTACGACCACAACTGGTACTGGCACACTTACATTAGGTGGTGCAGTTACTGGTTTTGAGACTTTTGCAGCAGGTATAGGTAATTCTAATACAACATATTATGCTGTAATATTGCCTGGCTCTGCCGAGTTTGAAATTGGTTTAGGAACATTAAGTAGTGACTCTAGCACGATAGCACGAACTACAATCATTAGTAGTTCTAACAGTGATAGTGCAGTTAACTTTAGTGCTGGTACAAAAAATATATTTTGTACAATACCTGCATCCAAGTCAGTATTTTTAGATGCTAGTGGTAATGTAACTATGGGAGCAGATTTATCTGTAGGAGATGATCTTACAGTAAATGGTGGTGTAATAGAACTTAAAAACACTGGAGCTCAATCAGAACTAAGAATGTATTGTGAAAGTTCTAATGCACATTATGCAGCTTTACAAGCACCTGCACATTCTGACTTTGCTGGTAATACAACTCTAACACTACCAGCTACGACAGATACTATTGTTGGTAGAGCAACCACAGATACACTTACGAACAAAACATTAACAACACCAGTTGTTAATGCTGGAGTGCAATTAAAAAATGGTGCAACAAGTGCAGGTTTCTTAGAGTTTTTTGAAGATAGTGATAATGGCACAAATAAGGTAACATTGATAGGTCCGACATCAACTGCTGATGTAACTGTAACATTACCCAACTCTGCTGGTACTTTAGCTCTAACGTCTGACATTGCAGGTACAACAGTAACCAACGCAACAAATGCGGCACATGTTTTAGTTACAGACAATGAAAGCACAGATGAAGAAAATTTAATTACATTTGTTGAGGACGCTACATCTAGCACTGGTAATGTAGGTTTGGAGATGGATGGTAACTTAACTTACAACCCAAGCACTGGAACAGTAACTGCCACAATATTTAAGGGTAACATAGATGCAGTTGATGGTGACTTTGATGGTACGTTAGAGGCAGATGCTATAACATTAAATGGAACAGCAGTTACAACAACTGCTACATTATCAACTGGCATATCTAATGGTAATGTATTAGTTGCAACAAGTGGTGTAGCAGATAATGATTTTTTAAGAGTTGATGGTACAAGTATAGAAGGCAGAAGTGCCTCTGAAGTATTGTCTGACATAGGTGCAACAACTGCTTCGGCAGCAGCAGATGAGGCTACAGCTTTAGCAATAGCGTTAGGATAATGACATGGCAAATACATTTAAAGTAATTACAAGAGATGTTGCCCCAGCCTCTGCTGGGTCGCCAGAAACTCTTTATACAGTTCAGTCTGGAAGCACAATTATTGTATTAGGATTAACACTGGCTAATGTGCATACAGCACAAGTTACTGGAACAGTGCAACTTGTAAGTACAACAACGCAAACATCTCAGACACAAAATACCACGGCTCACATAGTAAAGGATATACCAGTGCCAGTTGGTTCATCAGTTGAAATCATGGCGGGAAACAAGATAGTTTTAAATGTAGGAGATATAGTAAAGATAGATTGTTCTGTTGCAGACAAACTATCAGTGACCATGAGTTATATGGAGATCACATAATGCCATATATTGGTAATACAACGGGGAACAGATTTGTAGCTAGTAAACCAGCCACACAGTTTTCTGGTGATGGTTCTACAACTGCATTTACATTAGAACACTCAGTGGCTTCTGATGAAGATATACTTGTGTCTGTTGATGGTGTTATACAAGAGCCATCTGTGGCTTATGCGGTAACTAACGGAACCACACTTACATTTACAGGCGCACCATCAAATAACTCAGGTAATAATATCTTTGTATATTATTTGTTTAGAACTGTAGCTACAGTTAATCATCCCGAACATAGTTCGTTAATAGCTACAAGCGGAACATTTACAGCAACAACCTCTCTTGGTTTACCTAAAGGGACCACAGCACAAAGACCTGCTGCTGCAAGTACAGAGGGTCACATACGTTACAATACAGAGAATAAACTTGTTTACTATTCTAACGGTACATCATGGTTAAAAGTTTCCTCTGCCATAACAGTTCTTAGTTCAGTTACTGGTAACATAGTTAATGGTATCGCAACTAATTTAACATTAGCAGGAACGGGTTTTTTAAATGATGGTTTGATTGTTTCTTTTACCCCAAGTGGAGGATCTGAATCGACTGTAACAGTTACGCCTACTTCTGACACTGCTGCCACAGTGGCAGTGCCTTCAGCTATTTATGGGCAATCAGCATCTACAGTTATTGCTATTAAAGCTACAAATTCTGATAACACTGTATCAGCTACTATAAATAAAACCGTCATAGCGGCTCCTTCAGGAGGAACAGTAACCACCTCTGGAGGTGAGAGAATACATACATTCACTTCATCAGGTACATTTGTTAACACCACAACCTTAACTAATGTTGAGTATTTAATTATTGCTGGTGGCGGTGGCGGAGGTGTTGCAAACGGCGGTGGTGGCGGCGGAGGAGCTGGAGGATATAGAAATTCCTTTGACTCTGAAACCTCTGGTGGAAACTCATCTACTGAATCTAAAATATCATCATTGTCTGCTGCTAGTTATTCAGTTGTCGTAGGTGCTGGAGGTGCTGGTAATGTGCATGGTGGAAGTGCTGGTAGTGTAGGAGTTCAAGGTTCCAACTCTAGTTTTAATTCTATTGTTTCCACTGGTGGTGGTTTTGGTGGTGGCGATAACAGTCAATCTGGCGGAAACGGAGGTTCAGGGGGTGGTGAAGCTCGTAATGATTCAGGCACAGCACCCGGATCTGGAACAACTGGTCAGGGTTTTGCTGGTGGTAGCTCTGGCACAAACGCTGGTGGAGGTGGAGGTGGTGCTTCAGCAGTAGGCGGAAATGGTGTAGCTGCTACTACTGGTGGTAATGGCGGTGCTGGTTTATCATCATCAATAACAGGTTCAGCAGTCACACGAGCAGGAGGAGGTGGCGGCGGTGCAGAAGCTCCTACCAATGATAGCGGAGGCATAGGTGGATCTGGCGGAGGCGGTAAAGGCGGTCAAGCAGGTTCTGTAGGATCAACACCCACAGCTGGGACAGCAAACACTGGTGGTGGTGGCGGAGCATCAGGTGACTATAATACTGGCGGAAGCCATAATGGTCAAAACGGTGGTTCTGGCATTGTTATAATAAGGTATGCACTATAAGGAATTATTATGGCTCATTATGCAAAAGTATTAGATGGAAAAGTAATAAAAGTTATCGTGGCTGAAAAAGAATTTTTTGACTCATTTGTTGATGACTCTCCCGGTGAATGGGTGCAGACATCTTACAACACTAGGGGTGGTAAGCATTTAAATGGTGGAACGCCATTAAGAAAAAATTTTGCAGGTGTAAATCATATTTATGACGGAGTTGGATTTTGCGAACCACAACCTTATCCTTCATGGACTTTAGATAAAGATACATATTATTGGAAACCACCATCTTCTATCCCAGATGATGGTAAAAAGTACACTTGGAATGAACAAGAAAAAAAATGGGAAGAAGACAAAAGGGAGTAACAAATGGCATTAACAAAAGTAATAGGTGAGGGATTAGGTGCTGTAACACAAGATGGTGCAGCTACATTCAATGAAAGCTCTGCTGATGTAGACTTTAGAGTTGAGTCAAATGGTGATGCTAATGCAGTTTTCGTTGATGCTGGTAATGATAGAGTTGGTCTATTTACAAGCACACCTTCTACAAAACTTGATGTCGTTGGCTCACAATCAGTTAGTGCATTAACTTTAAGATCAGGAGATGTCAATAATAGTGCAAATGGTGGAAAGCAAATTATTCTTGGCTTTAATGGTAGTACGTCTTATTCTCATGCAATAAGAACAAGACATAACAGTAGTTCTAACACAAACAATGCTATGTATTTTGATGTTTGGCAAAGCAGCCAAAGTGCAAGTGATATAGGTAATAGGAATGTTGCAATATTTGATGGGGATGCAATTACATTTCCTGTACAACCATCTATACAATTTCAAGGTAACAATGGCACTAATGAAAGTATAGCTTATCAAGATGCGTTTGGAGCTACAGATAACTCAGATACAGCTTTTTCTACAGCAACTGGTACTAAAGCACACGCAAGGACAGGTATAACATATACAACTACTAATGGTCGCTTTACAGTATCTACAGCAGGAATATATCTTGCATATTTTCAAGCATATTATAATGATGGTGCCACTCAAGACTGTAGAATAGCAATATATAAAAATGGCGTTAGACAGTTTTTATCACATTTTAAAAGTATGACTTATGGTACACTTCATGTTAATGCTAATTTAAACTGTGGAGCAAATGACTACATTTATTTTCAAAACGAAACAACAACGACTCGTAGTTGGTATGTAGGTCCAGAACATCTTGGTGGATATATAATAAAAGTTGCATAATTTTAGGAGATATAGATGGCAGAAATAAAAGTTACAGTGACAGATACACAAATGAAATGTCTTAGTTATGTAGCGTATTCAGTTCAAGATTGGTGTGAAAATGCCATACACACTCGTGCTAAAGTAGGTCAAGATGAAATTATAGCAGCTCTTGTAGCTCATTGTAACGAAAAAGGTATTGCAATAGCAACTGGAGTTGATAAGCAGATTGCCCAAGCGTTTGATTTAAAGGTAGTTATGACTGCCGCAGAACAACAAGCAGAGAACGAAAAGAACAGTCCGTAGGAGA